GGAAGATCGAGTTGTCAGCAAAAGAGTTTATGATCTATTGGATTCTTATGCTCAATCCATTAAAACACTAACATTTCTTAATGTCAAGTGTAAACTCAGAACACTAGTTGCAGATAACAAAGGGTCGAGTATCTCTCCGCAAATGTTTACTTTTTTGGCATATCTTGTATTTTCAAAACATAATAATAATAAATTTGTAGATGAGGAATATAAAGTTTTGCACTCGAAGTTTTCTGATCAATTAAGACGCGGGCTTAGACAACTATGGCAGTTCTTAACTTTTCAGGACCCAACGGAGGAACTTAATCAGAAAATTCTCCAAAATATTCAACCTACTTTGGTTGATTATGTGTTCGAACTCAAGCCATATTTGGTGTTAGTAAATGCGAAAACGTATGTCAAACAAGTGATCCTTCAGCAAATAAACCCAGAGTTTTATCATACTAATAGGTTCATTGAGCGATTTCTCAAAAATCAATTGAGCTTAAGAACCAAACCTTATTCAACTATGATTGAACATTTTGCAATTAACCGTCACATTTGTGAAAAGCAGGATCAATTGAATGATGAGGAATCTATAGTTTCAGAAGTAACCCCCTCGTTGAACCTATCGGAGGAAGTGGCATTAGAGCAGGACTTAGAAGTGACCTCAAATCATTCAGATGAGACCACCCTTAGCTTTGCCACAACCATCAGCAACCCAGAAAATGAGGAAATCTTGAACATCGAGGACACCATTGAAAGATTGCAAACAGTGAGGGAATTGTTGGAGGTAAATCACCAACATCGCACTTTAAATCAAAATGCAAATTCACAACAACCAGAGGCAGAGAACAACACCAGTGGCACATGGGCGGAACAGTCATTACAACCCGATGCGGATGAAAATGAGTTCCTGGATATAACCGGGAATGGAATATTAGACGAACTAGAAGTGGAAATTGCAGAAACCCCCCGTCAAACCAGAGCAGAGGTTAAGAAAATGTTAAAAAGAATTTTAAAGTCCGGAGTGGGGTGCGGCTTCAAGACCCTAGTATTGCTATTAGGGGAAGAAAAGGTCATCACAGCTATGATGCTGTTGATGAAGAATGATGATGCCAGTTTATTGCTGGGCAAACAAACTGTTGAATTGACCCAAGCAAAAGGGAACGCAAGAGCTAGATCCTGCACTGTTGGAGATTTCATAGATTTTGAGAAGATTCTTGACGTGAAGTTTACCTTTCATCTGTATTCTAATGAGCGTAAGCGTTATAATTGCACAAACAACGTTGATGATTTACACGTGTATCATCACGGAAATAACCATTGGACAACTCGGCGCCATAATCATCAAGCATGTCTAGCCCAAGAAGCAATAACAACAATACCAAAAAATCAGAATATAAAACCAACGACCATGCAAGAATTAATTAGAAGAAAGAGACGTGGGAAAAATGACCTTTTAGATCCTGAATTTATTCACTTCAAAAAGTACAATGTAACACTCCAATCTAGAAATGAGTATGAAGTGAAAAATCTTGATGGCGTTAAAAGAAATGGGAGAATTTCCATGATCGAATTAGGCCAAATTTTAGATAATAACCCTCAGGAATATCAAGCAACACGTAAGAGGGCTGACTTGTACTGTAGGGAAATGAAAAATGGGACAACTGGAACGATAGCACGACAAAACCTGGAACGAGCAAAAGCGATAGACGCTTTGGTAAACTCACAAGTCACCTCGAAACCAGTTAAAATTATAGTGAGGGTGGGCAGAGGCGGTTGCAGGAAAACTCAGGCGCTTGTGGACTACTTAAACAAAAAAGAGAATGGAGTCAATATTTATACAGTAGTAGTTCCAAAGACAAAATTGAGGAGGGAATGGAATGATAGACTAATACATGAACGCAAATATACTGTTAAAACATTTGAAACGGCATTATTGCAGGCCCCAGCTGATACAGTGATTTTTGATGAGGTTTCACAATTTGCTCCAGGTTATATTGACACTTTTTTGAGAACTTGGGGTCATGTTAAGAATATTATTCTATTATTTGACCTAATTCAGACTGAATTTCATGAACCACATCCCGACTCAGTTTTAAATTACCAAATTAAAGAAGAAGCAAATTTTGCAAAATTTGCAACAGTGTATGAAAATTACACCTTCAGAACACCACAAAAATTGGCGCGATTCCTAGGTTATCGGTCCTATAGCCAAATTGAAGGATCGGTTTTTGTGGAAAACAAAATTGATGGTAGCGGGCAGATCCTGACCTGCGATGAGTTATCGGTTAAAAATTTAGAAGGTTCAGGTTACTCGGCTATAACCATCAGCTCATCTCAGGGCTCAACCATAAACGCTTTGACGGAGTTGATAATAAATCACTCAGCAAAAAGAGCGAATGAAGCAGTTTTGAATACTGCACTAACAAGAGCTGCAGGGGATTTTCAACTTACTGTGGATGAGGACCCAGATGAGGTGGATCTTCGAGAAAGATACAAAGCAAATCCATTCTTACATGCATTGCTGGGTGGTGACCAGTACCAATTTCAGGATTTAATCCCCTTAACTTTCGAGGAATATCAACTGAGTAAACTTTTGATGAATGTTGAAACGACAACACCACCAGTTGATTATGAAACTGTAAAAGCCCGAC